GGTAATAGAACAATTTCATCATTCTTAAGAATGGTTGGTGCAGAAATGCCATCTAACTCTGACCTTATCAAATGGGCTGAGCAAGGAAGATTACACACTAAATACACTGACGTATCAACTGCAGCAGTAATAAACGCTGATACAGCAACTTTCGCAGTGGCAGATGTTTTAAACCCAGCAGGTGGAGCAGGATCAATTGCTATCAGAGTTGGTCAAACAGTATTTTTATCTGACAATGCAGGTACAGGAAGCGGAAAAGCTATCGTAACTGCTGTTGATTATGCACAGAAAGAATTTACTTGTGCATTCTATGCAGCAGGTGGTTTATTCGTTGCAGGTGCAGGTGCTAAATTTACAGTATTTATCTACGGTTCTGAATTCAAAAAAGGAACAGAAGGTATGGCAGGTTCTTTAGAATCTGATGATTTTATTTTCGAGAACTCTCCTATCATCATCAAAGATAAGTATGCAGTATCAGGTTCTGATATGGCACAAATCGGATGGGTAGAAGTTACTACTGAAAATGGAGCAAACGGATACTTATGGTATTTAAAGTCTGAGCACGAAACAAGATTACGTTTTGATGATTACTTAGAAACAGCAATGATTGAAGCAGTTCCTGCTGAAGCAGGTTCAGGTGCAATTGCAACTACAGGTGATGTAGGTAACAAAGGTTCTGATGGTATCTTCTACGTTGTAGAGAACAGAGGAAATGTATACGGTGGTGGTAATCCAACAACTCTTGCAGAGTGGGATACAATCGTATCTAGACTTGATAAGCAAGGTGCTATTGAAGAGAATGTAATCTTCGTTGATAGAAACTTTTCTTTTGACATTGACGATATGTTAGCTGGTCAATCATCTAATGCAGCAGGTGGTGTATCTTATGGTTTATTTGACAACGATAAAGATATGTCTTTAAACTTAGGTTTCACAGGATTCCGTAGAGGTTATGATTTCTACAAATCTGATTGGAAATACTTGAATGACCCAACAATGCGTGGTGGTTTATCAGCAGCAGCTGGATCAGGTAGAGTTAATGGATTATTAGTTCCTGCAGGTTCAACATCAGTGTATGATCAAATCTTAGGTAAAAACGCTAAGAGACCATTCTTACACGTTAGATATAGAGCTTCAGAAACTGAAGACAGACGTTACAAAACTTGGATTACAGGTTCTGCAGGTGGTGCTGAAACTTCTAGCTTAGATGCTATGGAAGTTCACTTCTTATCTGAAAGAGCTGTATGTACTTTAGGTGCTAACAACTTCTTCTTGTTTAATAGCTAGAAGACAAATAATTAAGGGGGAGGCTAATACCTCCCCTTTTTTAAATTCAAATTAAATTATATTATAATGAAAACAGCAAAAACAAAAACAGTCTTTACAGACAAACAGTATCGTTTGGTACAGGAGATAGCACCGCTTTCTTTTATGTTACCAACAAGAAATAGTAAAAGGTTTCCTTTAATGTATTTCGATGATGAGACAGGTATAAACCGCTCACTTAGATATGCAAGTAACCAAAAGAGTCCGTTTGAAGATGAGCAGGATGGTAATGCAATATTATCACCAATTATTTTTGAAGATGGATTTTTACACGTTCCAAAGCAGAACCAAATTTTACAAGAATTTTTGCACTATCACCCATTAAACAGAGTGAAGTTTGCAGAAGTTAACGCAGCGAAAGATGCAGAAGAAGAAGTAGAGATGTTAATGATAGAAGCAGACGCAATGACTGAAGCCAAAGCATTATCATTAGACCAATTAGAAACAGTATGTAGAGTCTTATTTAATAAGGACACATCTAAAGTTTCAACAGCAGAGCTAAGAAGAGATATATTAGTATTTGCTAAAAATTACCCACAAGACTTCATTGAAGTAATTAATGACCCTGAATTAAAAATGGCAGGAACTGTACAACAGTTTTTTGACAAGGGAGTACTTGCATTCAGAAAGAGTAATAAAGAGGTTTGGTTCAACACAGAAACAAACAAGACTAAGATGTTAAACGTACCATTTGGACAAGACGGTATGGACTTAGTTATCTCATACTTAAAATCTGATGAAGGTATTGACACATTACAACACCTTGAGAAGTTAATAAAATAAGAGTAATCTTTACGCTACCCATTTGAACAGCGTCCCAGGAAGATTCATTTTGCTTAAGCCACCTCTATTAATTTAGTGGTGGTTTTTTATTGTTATCTTTGTAAAAAAGAATTACAGATGATAAACTCAGTTAGACAAACAGTAATGTCGGTACTGAATAAAAATAACTACGGATACATATCTCCGTCAGATTTTAACTTATTTGCAAAGCAAGCTCAGTTAGATCTATTTGAAAACTATTTTTATTCATATAACTATCAGATATTAAAAGAGAACGCTAGACAATCAGGTACTGGGTACGCTGATATTACAAAAGGATTAGAAGAAGTTATTGATACATTTTCTGTTCAGTTACCTCTATTAAAATCTACAGGAAGTTCATACTTCTTACCATCATTGATTACAACTAGTAATGACTACTATTTAATAAATAAGAACCTAATTTATAATAAAGTATTGGTATCAGATGAGACTACTACAGCAACGAATGGATTAGGAACTGCGGTAATAGATACCTCAGTAAACTTTTTATCTTTAGGAATTAGTGTTGGAGATATCGTTGCTACGGTAACAAATGGAATAACATATAATGTAGCTATACTTTCTATAATAAGTTCAACAGAGCTCCTTATAGAGGCTCCTACAGGTATCACACTGTTTGATGTTATAGGTAAAAAATATGACGTATACTCAGCTAACCACATTAAGGAAGCAGAGAAGGTAACACATAGTAAGATTACAATGCTTAATAACTCGTTACTTACTAAGCCTAACTTAACGTATCCAGCTTACACACAGAACGCTAACTTAGCACAAGCGTATCCTTCTAGTGTAAATGGTATAGGTCAGTTGGTATCACAATATATTAGATTTCCTCACACACCAAAATGGACATTTGTTGACCTGACTAACGGTGAGCCAGCATTTAATGCTACTGCCAATGACTATCAAGATTTTGAGCTACCTAACGATGACGAGGTAAACTTAATCAATAAGATACTTCAATACGCAGGAATGAGTATTAGAGAAATAGCAGCAGTAAAATTTGCAGGAGCACAAGAGGCAGCGGAACAAACATCAGAGAAATAAATTATGGCATATATATCACAGTATCAATATTATGAGAATGGAGGAGCATCTCCTGAAGATGCTAATTGGGGTTCATACCAGTATGTATCTTTAGAGGATATAGTTAATAATTTTATGTTAATGTATGCTGGAAATCATAGCCTTGTAAATAACGAGGAGAGATTTAAAATATTATTCCACGCAAAGAGAGCAATTCAAGAGTTAAATTATGACGCATTTAAGGAAGTAAAAATCCTTGAGCTAAGTGTTTGTGACTCTTTAAGATTTGTTTTACCGTCTGACTATGTAAACTGGGTTAGAATATCTCAGTATAGAGACGGTGTGTTATACCCATTAGGAGAAAACATTCAAACAAATTGGAGTGGTGCTTATTTACAAGATAATAATTGTAAGATATTATTTGACCAAGATGGTGTTGCATTAAAACCTGAGTTCTCTACCGTTGATAGCGATAGAATATTCGGAGGTGCACAGTCTATTTACTTAAACCAAGGATCACCAATGAACGGTGCGTCTGGATGGAATGTTGATGGGCAGTGGTATTTTGAACATACAGTAGGTGCAGCATTTGGTTTAAACACTGAGACTGCAAACGCTAATCCAACATTTAAAATAAACCCAAAAGGTGGAGTGATAAACTTTAGCTCAGGTATGTCAGGAGAACTTTGTGTTCTTGAGTATGTATCAGATGGTATGGAGAACGGTGACGATAGCTTAGTTACTGTAAATAAGATGTTTGAAGATTTTATATACGCATACATAGAGTTTGCAATTCTTAGTTCTAAGGTTGGAGTTCAAGAATATATCGTAACAAGACTAAGAAAACGTAAGAGTGCTCTTTTAAGAAACGCTAAAATTAGAATTAGTAACATTCATCCTGGTAGATTATTACAGAATCTAAGAGGAAGAGATAAGTGGTTAAAGTAATATGGCAAAAACAGCAAGAAATTTTACTGCAGGTAAGATGAATAAAATGGTCGATGAGAGACTCATACCTAACGGTGAGTATATTGACGCATTAAATATTCGTATGGGTTCTACTGAAACTTCTGAGATAGGGGTAATAGAGAACTCAAAAGGAAATACTAAATTAACTACATTAAGTTTTAGAGGAACTAGCTTCTCAAGTACAGCCAGAACAATCGGTGCGTATGAAGATGGTTCACTTGAGACTGTATACTGGTTTGTACACGACAGTAATTTCACTGAGAGTCCAACTGGAAAGTTAGACGCAATAGTTTCTTATAATACTGATACACAAATAGTTACATATCACGTTGTGAGTATAGATGACGGTGGAGGTGTAAATACAACATTGAATTTTGACCCTCAGTATTTAATTACAGGGGTTGATAAGGTAGAAAATCTTTTATTCTTTACAGATAACACTAATCCTCCAAGAAAGATTAATGTGATAAAGAACTATCAAGAACCTGATATAGTTACAAATATAGATGGTTTTCCTTATGATGACATAATGGTTATTAAGAGACCACCATCAGAATCTCCTTCGTTAGCTTTAACACAAATAGCTAATCAAGAGAACTACTTAGAAGAAAGATTTATATGTTTTGCTTATAGATATAAGTATGACGATGACGAGTACTCAGCTACATCACAATGGAGTGATCCTGCGTTCTCACCAAAGCCTTTTGATTTTTCAACAGAAAGTTACCTAAATGAAGGTGCACAAAATTTATACAACACAGCAGAGATAACATTTAATACAGGAGGACCTTTAGTGACTGGTATTGATTTACTATTCAAAGACTCAGGGAATTCTATTATCAAAATAATTGAGAAATTAACTAAAGAAGAGCAGGGATACTCTGATAATCAAGAAGTTACGTACCAATTTTCAAACAGTAAAATATTTACAATACTATCAGAAGCAGAGATATTAAGATTATACGATAATGTACCAAGGTTATCACAGGCTAGTACTATTATGGGTAACAGACTTATGTATGGAAA